AAGTTTTTTGTTGAAAATAATACATCTCCTGTAGGTGTAGTTGCGTTATTTGTAATCTCATTTCCGTCTGTTCTAAGGTCCCAATAACCTTGACCAGATAGAAAAGCAGCAGTGGCATTTGTTGCACCGTCCCAAATAATCTCTACTCCTGACTTAGGATTTGCCGTATTAACCGACCAATTTATCTTTGCGATTTTTCTGTTGCCGTCTTCAGTCATAAAAGTAAGTGCCGAAGCATCTACTTTTCGTACTAAAGTTTCTCCCGTACCATCAGAAAAATTAGTAAACTTGCCTGTAAATTTAACACCTGAAGTGTCAACTAATGTTAAACTTGATACTGTATCAGCCATTTGTAAAACCTTTTTCTTTTCTAAATTCTATTATAATATTATAACTGGTTACATTACTATCAGATGATAATAAAACATCACCTGTTGGATTGACTAATGTAACACCTGTATCACCTTGTTTTATTTTTGGTTCATTTACTTTTAAACCATAGTTACCTCTACCACTAAATGTTGTAGAGATTTCTTCGTCTGTTTCAGCATCAAAAAATAAAGTTATATTTCCTGTGCCAAGTATTTCATAATATAGATGTGCAACTGATAAATTAGGACTTGCCGAAGCACCTAATGTTTCAGAAGCGTCTAATAATAATTCTTTTGTTTCACTACCAACACCGTTTGCTTTAATAATTGTTTTAAAGTTATCGTCTGCTAGGATCGTTGTAGTGATTGCCATAACATATTAACTTCTTGGTGAACCTACAGCACTTGCTCTTGAATCAGCACAAGTAATTTTATCTTTAGGTGCTTTTTCGATAATTACTGTGTCTCCACTTGCAATATAAACAGAACCTAAAACCGAACTATCACCATCTGTAACTGTTAAAGTAGTATTTGCTGTAGCATGTACTCTTACAAAACAAGCATTACCAATAGTGTTTTGACTTGGATTTGTTATAGAACTGCCTTTTACTATAAACGTTTGTGACATTTTTTTACCTTTTTAAAATTGTTAATGTTTCTTTATCAAAATAATTCATTAAATCATCTTTACTTACGCCATACTGTTTTGAAGCAGTATTGACATTTTTTTCAAAATCTTTAATAACGTCAGCAGACTTATCGGCCATTCTAAAGACCATATCTACAGCACGTTTCATTTTAGGCGATAACTTATTGTATTGCCTAGTACGTTTGTAATCGTTTCCTTCAGTAATGTTTTCAGTTTTAAATTTACTGAGCCACTTCATCACTTGCTACCTCTGGTGTTTCAGCTGCAGCATCATTTCCTGAAAATGGATTAGCTTCTGGAACTTCTACTCCACGCTGACCTGTAAACATTGATTTTGCCACATCAACTTTAGCATCATCCAAAGCAGAGCTAACTTTATCAGCAAGAGCATTTCTAATGTCTTCTCCTGCTTGTTTGTTATCTCCCTTTTCAAGTGAATTAACGAATTTGTCTAAATTTTCTTTACTCATAACTATATTTATCTCCTATACTATGCCACTCCAACCTGTATCAGGTTCTTTTGTGACTTTAGATTTTTTCTTTTGGTTCCTCTGTTTGAGGTTCCTCTTCAGTTTGAGGTTGTTCGGAAGCAGCCTCATCTTCAATTTGTTTATCAATTTCTTCAATTTCTTGTTCATTTTGTTTTAGTATTTTTGTTCTTATATATTCGTTAGAGAAATACTTACCAACATAACCTTCTAGTTGTTGTGCAAGTTGTATTCTTTCTCTCATCATTTCTGAATTTTTAAGTTCCGCAAAATATCCATCTTGTAAGAAATTGTATGTAATATCTCCCATCATTGAATCCCATTCTTCAGGTGCAATAATGCCTTTTAAAATAAGTTGTGTTTTTAAAAGGTCGTGGAATAACATACAGAATTTCTTTCTTAAACGACCTACAAATTTAGTAAACTTAACTTCATCTCTACTAATTTCTGCAGCTCGACCAAGATTGAAACCTTGACCACCTTCTAATCTACTAATAGGTATATTAAGAGAACGATATAGTTTCTTTTGGAAGTATTCTATATCAGCAATCTCACCTAAGTTTTGACCACCAGGTAATGTAGTGATTTCTGTTCCCCTCCCACCTTCTCTACGAGGTAACCAAAAATCTTCTAACATACTCATATAGTTTCTGTCATCTCTTATTTCACCTGTACTTGCGTCATACACAAGTTTATTTCTATATCTAGCCATAACATCTCTCAAATATTGTTCGGCCTTGATTTTAGGTAAGTTACCTACATCAATATAGAATATTCTTCTTTCAGGTGCACGAGCAATTCTGTAAATAACCACAGCGTCTTCAATCATTCTTAATTGATTTACTGGTTTAATTGCTTTGTGTAAATAAGACAAGACCTGATTATGAGTCTGGTCTACTAATCCTGACGGACAATAAGAAATAGCATCTGTTGCTATTCTTAATCCACCTGCGTTAGATGTAGCAGTTGGATGTATTCCTCTTTCGTTGAAAATGTAATACTCTTGGTACTTATTTTCAAATGCAAATGATGATGGCATTCCATCTGTTCTTTGCTTTCTTATCTCTCGTATCTTTTTAATTTTACGAGGATCAATATATCTTAATTCTGTTATTCCAAGTCTTGGACTTTCTTTATCAATAATCTTGTGATAGTATAATCTACCATCTACATACCATCTTCTAAAAATGTCATGGCCTTTTATATCAAAGTTTAATAACTTTAATACTTCAGCAAAAGACTCTCTTATTCTTTTTTTAATTGAATCACTATATTCTATTTTACTTAAATCTAATTGTACAGATTGTTGATTTTCGTTTGATACAATTGCTTCAGATACTATATCCTCAATTGCAAGGTCACATTCTGGATGCAACGCAACTTCTCTATATCTTCTTATTAAATCTAATTCGTTACGAGCAGTAACATCAAACCCACCATAAGACGCAAAAAACCCACCAGCGGGGACGGTTTGTGTACCGTCATCCGCTTGAGGTGGAACTATATTTTGTCTTGGATCGGTTGAGGGTTCTTTTAAACGCTCTATCTTAAACCCAAACAGTTCAGCCATAATTTAATTTCTCCTATTACTATTAATACTTATAAGAGTATTAAGTAGTAGTATTTGTTTCAAAGTATTGGTATCTATGAGTAGCAGTAAAAGATTCTACTGCATTATTAGTACCATAATCCAGACCAATGTCATCCAACGTTGTTGGAAACATTCCTCTAAATGTGTATGATTTAATCACATTACCATTTCGGTCAAGTTGGTCAACAAATGCGTCAACTTGATAATCAGCAGGATTTACTAATCCTTCGTTATCTGACATATTGTTGATACCATTTAACCATCTTTCGTATGCGTTACGAATTAAGAAGTCAGTATCATTTAAAATTGTAGTTGACCATGTAGCAAATGTTCTATCACCTGCAACATATAACTCTCTTCCTCTAAATGGAATAGCAACTTCTCCAATTGTCATTCCTGGTAAAGATGTTGATGTACATAGAAAAGACATTGATTCTGTCTCCCCACCTACAGCAGCAAAACCAGGGAAAGGCATTGTAACTCTAAACTGATTAGCACGAGCTCCGCCGCCTCTTAACTTACTTTTAAAGTCATTTATATTTGGCATGGTTACGCTCCTACTACTTCTTCAAATGCAACACCTGTTCTTGTTGCAACGAATTGAAGTGTTATAAAGTTAATGGATCTAGCAGGTTTAACAAAAATATCTGCTCTGAACTCATTTCTATCAATGACATCGCCAGTATTATTAGTTTCATCACATACTACTAAAAAGTCTGTGATACCTCTTCTACCTTGAACATCTCTTAGGAAAGGTTCTACAATGTTTCTAAATTGCGCTCTTGTGAACTCATCATTGAACTCAAACAATTGGAATTTAGAAGCAGTTGAAATCGCCTTTTCTAAAGTGATAAAAAGTCTTCTTACATTTATTCTATCAAACGCACTAGGAGCAGATAAACCAGTTTTATCTCCGAACAATACTGTACCTTGTCCTGGGAATGTAGCAACTGGATTTACTCTTGCTCTATATAAAACATCTCTTTGTGTTTTTGTTGGGTTGTATGCCAACTTAACAGCACCTCTAATTACTCCTCTGTTGAAACCAGCAGGTGAGAACCATGAGTCTGCGATTAAGTCTGTTCTAGCAGCTAAACCAGCAACATCACCATTTAACGGTACATATCTAAACACATCATTGTATTTGTCGTAAGTGTATTTGTAACCACTATCGAATACAACGTATGATGAAGAACGAATACCATCAAAGAAAGATTTTACGTTATTAGT